CGATCTGGGGTGGCGGCAGCTCTAAACAAGCAAGAAGTTAAATACATAATCTATTCTGACGATACCCCATTTAATCCAAGCCAAGCAGAAAGAAACCTATTAGCGGCTATCATGGCAAGAGCTTTTGAAGATGGCTATGGCTATTCATTCAGAGAAAAGCACATAAAAAGAGAAGCAATAGACTGGATAAACGATAACGACATAAGTTCCCCATTTACATTCTGTTGGTGTTGTTCTATTTTAGAGATAGATCCTGAGACAATACGCAGCGCCTTAAGAAATTTTAAATACGATTTCGACATCGGCAAGAGTTTTAGGAATCAAAAGAACCCTATAAGCGCAGTACTAAATTCTAATTAATGTGCAAATACAATCAAAATCACTAGATAAATTAATACCTTACGAGTTCAATAATAGAAATCACAGCGAGGAACAGGTTGATTTAATCGCTAACTCAATCAAACAGTTCGGCTTTAACCAGCCTATTGTTATAGACGAATCAAATATAATCCTTGTAGGGCATGGCAGGCTACTAGCAGCGCAAAAACTAGGCTTAAAAGAAGTTCCAATAGTACAGCTAAAAGACTTATCAGAAGAGCAGAAAAAAGCTTATCGCATTTTAGATAACAAATTACAGAATGATTCCACGTGGAACTTTAACAACTTAGAGCTAGAGCTAGGCTTTTTAGAAGATGAAGGCTTTGACCTAGAAGCTTGGGGGCTTGATGAGCTTAAAAGCTTTTTAGATCCAATTGAAGGAAAAGAGTTTGATGAATCAATAGCGGACGGCTTAGAAGCCTCAATAACTTTTAAAATAAAGATACATAATGAAGATGCAAACGCTTTTGAGTTTGATCTCGATAAGCTATTAAAGAAATTTCCCAGAGCTGAAAAGGTCTGATAATGTTTACCGTAATTTCAACTTTTAGCGGTTGCGGCGGTTCTTCTCTAGGCTATCAAATGGCAGGCGGTAAAATCCTTTTAGCTGTTGAATGGGATGAAAATGCAGTCAAAACCTATAAAGCTAATTTCCCTGATACAGATATTTATCATGGTGATATTGCAGCATTGTCAGTAGAAGAAGTTTTAAACAGAACAAAGCTAAAGCCCGGAGAGCTCGATATATTCGATGGATCTCCACCTTGCCAGGGATTCAGCACAGCAGGAAAGCGAGACTTTAAAGACAATCGAAATCAATTATTTAAAGAATATTGTCGGCTACTTAAGGGATTACAGCCTAAATGTTTTGTAATGGAAAATGTTTCAGGCATGGTCAAAGGTGATATGAAGATAATCTTTGCTGAAATACTTACAGAGCTTAAAGCTTGCGGCTATCAAGTTAAAGCTAGATTGCTAAATGCTAAAAACTATAAAGTACCTCAAAATAGGCAACGCGTTATATTTATTGGGGTACGTGAAAATTTAAATAAAATACCTACTTTTCCATTAGGATCTAATTGCTTAATTTCTGTTAAAGCAGCTTTAACTGGGGTTAAAGACTACGAAGATCGCACTATGAAAGATTGGTTAAAAATAGCAGTAAAAGAAATAAAACCATTAGGTAATTCTATACATACGGGGAAAGTCTTTAAAAAATACAAAGGAACAACAGGAAGCTCAATAGGAACGATTTTACTTGACTGGAATAAGCCATCTCCTACTATTTGCAAATCTGAAATTTCAGTTTCTGGGCTTATACATCCTTCAAGAAAAAGATATTTAAATATGGATGAATTAAAAAGACTTAATTCGTTTCCTGATGATTATAAATTTACAGATAGAGTAAGCGCATGCATGAGGATAGGAAACAGCGTTCCACCTTTATTAATGAAAGCAATAGCTAGTCATATTAGAGATAATATACTAAAGCCCTATACAACTTTCGAAGATATAAAAGAAAATGGCACAGGGAAAGAAATACACGCCTAGCGATAAAGACCAGCAGCTAGTAACACAAATGGCAGCTGTTGGAATAACTCAAGAGCAAATAGCTGCGGTTATAGGGATAACTCATGAAACGTTAAATAAGTATTATCAAGAAGAACTATTAACAGCTAAATCTAAAGTAATAGCTAAAGTAGCAGGAACTTTAGTAAACAAAGCCCTAAAGGGAGATAATACCTGCATGATCTTCTATTTAAAGACTCAAGGCGGCTGGCGTGAAACTAATAACTTAGAGGTAGAACATAAAGGTTCGGTAGCAATCATCCAAGAATATAACCCTAAAGATGGCTAAAGAATCGATCATTAAGCTCCCAATCTGGAAGCCTAAACAGAAACTAATATACGAATCAAAAGCCACAGAAATACTGATCGCAGGGGATACGAGGGGCGGCAAAAGCTTTTTTATAACTAAGCTCTATATCTTACTATGCTCGCAAATCTTTGGGCTTGTAACGGACATCCTACGCCTTAACTTTTCGGATGTTATAAATAACTACATGGTAGGCCCTAACTCATTTCCTGAGCTTTTAAAGCAATGGGAAAAGGATAAAATAGTTAAGGTAAATTCAGATAATATTCACTTTGAGGAAACAGGCTCGTTAATTACTTTAGCGCATGTAGCAGATGACAAGGTAGCTAGAAAGCATCAAGGGAATGCTGTACACATGAGAACGCTAGACGAATCAGCGCAACTCCCTGAGAACCGCATAAGAGGCTTAACCGGATGGCTCACCCTATCAGATATAATGCTTAAAAGAATTCCCCCTCAGTGGCAGGGTATGTTCCCTAGAATGTATCACCTTACAAACTTTATAGGCCCAGGCATGGGATATTATAGGCGCGAGTTCTTAGAGCCTAGAGAGCCTTTTGTAATTGAGCAGGTAGGACAATTTAAAAGGCAATACATACCGATATTTCTAACAGATAATGATTCAGAAGATGCACAACAAACTATAGCTCGTATTAGAGAAGCTTTCCCAGATCCGGCAGTACAAAAGGCTTTGCTTGAATGTGATTGGAGAGCAGCCGGAGGCGATATGTTCCCCGAATGGTCAGAGAAAAGGCATGTAATACCAGACATTATACAACCTCCGAGGCATCTTTTACGTTACGCAGGCCATGACTGGGGAACCGCAGACCCTGCTTGTTTTTACTGGGCATTTGTTTCAGATGGCCAGGGATTTACAGATGATAGCGGCGAGGCGTAGTGGTTCCCAAGAGGGGCAATTATTATATATAGAGAATGGTACATTAATGATCCACAGCAACCATCTAAAGGGCTTAGGCTAAGAAACGAAGAAATGGCGCTAGGATTTCTAGCACGTACCGAATCGGAATACTTGAATCAACCAGTAGTAAGCGACTCGCTCCCGTTTCAAGACAGGGGTGGCCCGACGATTGCCAGCATATATAGAGATTTAGGAGTTAATCTAATACAGGGCGATACTTCTCGCATTCCTGGCTGGTCTCAGATTAGATCTAGGCTTAACGGAGTAGTGATTGATAGCAATGAGAAGGATTCTCAGGGGAAAGTTGTTAAATATCCTTTGTTATATGTATGCGAGTCTTGCGAATTTTTACGCAGATCTTTTCCCTCTTTAGCTAGGCATAAATCGGAAACAAAAAGAGAAGATGCTACAGAATCGGGCGAAGCTACTCACGCCACAGATACTATAAGATTAATATGTAATACTAATAAGATAATAATGGACGCTCCCATACCTGACAAAGTTCTGTTTGACAGAACGATCAAAAACCCTAAGAATGTCAATAAAAGCATTCGTGATATTTTACCTGGCATCGACATCTAAATGGCCTCAAAAAAATCAAAGCAAAAAGACATCATTAAAGCCCCAGGAGCGCGTAGCTTAGACGCTCAAGTTGCTGAAGATACAATTACAATCGCAGAGGTTAGGCAGTTCATCACAGATGCTGAAAAGAAAGCAGCCGATTTTCTAAACATTGCTGATCGTTCATGGCGAGAAATAGAAAAGCGTAATAAAAATGGAAAGCTTTATGGCGGCGATAATCTTGATATAGCAAAACGCTGGACTAAATTCCCTTTATGGTGGTCAGTTTGGAAGATAAGACAACCTATAACATTCGCTAGGATGCCTATTCCTACGCTTAAGGATACTCAAGGCGATGATCCTTATGGTCGTACTGCCTGTGTAATAGGGGAACGCTTTACTAGAGGCATATTAAAGACTTTTGAGGCTTTCCCAGAGATATCAACGGCAAATGATGATTTTCTAGTCACAAACTTTGGATGGGGTAGGGCTTTCTATAGAAATGAATTATGCGAAGAACCTGAAAAGATGCGCTTGCAAGTTATAGAGCCTCCAATACCTATGCAAAATGAGGGCGATCCGGCAGTACCTCAACAGCCAATGCCACCGATGTTTATAGACCCTGAAGGTAATCAAGTTGATCCATCGCTAGTTATTCAAGATGATTTAGGGCCTTACGTCCTAACAGGCAATGAAATAACAGTAGATAACGAAGAGGTCTATTTTGAAGCTGGCCTATTTTCTAACCTGATAGTAGATCCCGATGCGGTTCGGTGGAATAAGGTTACACGCCTAGCCTATAAATATCAGTACAGCTACAGGGAATTTAAACAGAAATATGGCCAAGAAGCCTTAGACAAGCTAGTGCCTGCCGACATTGAAAAGCATAAGACGGGAACGCCTATAATCGTTTATGAGTATTGGGATAAAACGCTTAAAGAGGTGAGATGGTTAGCGGAAAACTCACAAGACTTTTTTCAGCCTAAAGAGATACGCGAAGTAGATTTGCAAACCCTAAAGGAGATTAAGCCTGATGGAGACAGTGAAAGTTATAGTGGTGTTTCTGATAATTCTGATCTTTATGGCCTATCAAGTTTTTTCCCTAGTACTGAGCCTCTTGTAATCAATCAGCCGACCAAATCATTCTGGCCAACTCCTGAGTATTTTCAAGTTTGCGACATCTTAGACGATATAAGCTCGATAGTTGGGCGCATGGTGCATTTAACTAAGGCTATTCGTGTACGCTTTCTATTTGATTCATCTGTTACTGAGCTTAAGACTTTAATCGGTGATAATTGGGCATCTCAAGAGGGTACAGGCTTAGGGATCCCAAACCTTGCTGCAGCATTGATGAATGATAAGGACACAAGTCTTTCACGCTTAGTAAGCTATTTTCCTGTGGATAAGCTAGTAGAGGGTTTATCGAACATGTATCAGGCTTTCGATCAGCGTCTTAATATGTTTTATCAGGTCACTGGCATATCGGATCTGATCAGAGGCTCAACTAATCCCGATTCAGATAAGACATTTGGCGAGCGTCAAATGGAAGGTAAATTTGCACTTAATCGCATAGAGCCATATCAGCGTAAGCTTCAAGAATGGATCAAAGACCAGTTTCAGCTATTGATGGAACTTGCTTTAAAGATGTTTTCAGATGAATCAATAGACAAGTACGTAACCCCTCAGACGCTAGATCCAGAAGATAAAGAAAGATATGTCGCAGCACTAGCTTTACTTAGAGATAATAAATCACGCCGTTTTAGGGTGGACTTTGAGACTGATTCAACTATAGCAATTAATGAGCAATGGCGCAGAGGTCAGGCTATTGAGACAGCCAATGTTATTACTAAAATGCAGGAAGCTATAGCAAAGACAGCTCAGGAAATGCCTGAGTTAGTAGAATCACAGCTTAAGATTATGAGTCATGTTATAGGGGAACTAACTGACGGAAAGTTATTCTTAGACGAAATCCAAGATTCTATTAAGCAAGTAATCGACAAAGTAAACCAGCCTAAGCCTCCTGAGCCTAATATTGAGATGGAAAAGCTTAAGCTAGAGGGTGCTCGCTTCCAGTTTGAACAGCAGAAAGCCGTAACAGAAGATAGGCTAGATCAATTAAAACTTCAGATGGAAGGGCAGATTGAAGGGGCTAAGATAGCACAAAAAGATAGGCTTGAAGGATTTGCGTTACAGCTAGAGCAGATAAAGATGCAAGGAGAGCAAAACTTCAACACAGCTCAGTTAAATCAAGACGCTATAAAATTACAATCAGAGATCTCTTTAGCACAAGAAAACCTAGCAGCACAAAGGGCTAAATTCTTACTAGACGCTCAAGAGATAACCAGTAAATCAGAGCTTAAACAAATGGAGCTTTTACTTGATAACCGAGTAGCAGAGCAGAAGCAAAGACTTGATGAGCTATACGTAGCAACAGAGCGAGAAAGGGCTATGCTATCAGAAAAAGAGAAATGGCTGACAGAGCAAAGATTACAAGACGAGCATAGGCAGCAAAAGCAAATCACTGACGGCGAGCATACAATAAACGTGCTTAAAGGCTTGGCAGATGTTCAAAAGACTATGAAGGAATTAAAAGCTATTCCTACCCCTGTAACAGTTCAGCTAGAAACGCCTAAGAAGGGCAGAAAGAAGCGAGGAAGAATAATAAGAGATGAGACAGGAGCGGCAACAGCTTTAGAACTTGAGGACATAGATGTCGAAGGTTAATGTTGCAAACAATCCTATAGGCAGCTATCCCGTCAAGGTTACTAGAGAAGGAACCGGGGCGGATATTGTAAATGTCCAGCACGTCATTGTCGATTCAGGCGGCGGCGGCGGTGGAGACGCAACGGCAGCGAATCAAGTCATTGAGATAGCATCCCTTCAATTACTTGATGACGTAGTAGCGACAACAGCGGCAGCGATCCCGACTAAAGGCTTTGCTATATCGGGAACAGATGGAACAAACGCCAGAGTTTTAAAAACTGATACAAGCGGCGAACTTCAAATCGATGTTCTTAGTTCAGCACTTCCAAGCGGAGCAGCTACAGCAGCAAGGCAGGATACTGGAAATTCATCACTAGCTAATATTGACGCGATAACCGGAACTATCCTGGGCGATACGTCGTCGATAGTCTCATACACTAGCTATCTTCCAGGCATAGACGGCTATATTAGCACCACATCAAACAACCTAGCATCCGTAATTGGCACAGATGCATCAACATTCAATAACGGCATTAGGATGCTTGGCTTAAATGGAGGTATCGATAACTATACTATTGCGGTTGATGGAAGCGGTCAGATACTTCTAGGTGCTGGCTCTGCTAATATTGGAAGTATTACAAGCATAACATCTTCTATTACTCCTGGCACAGCAGCCGCAAATCTTGGAAAGGCAGAGGATGCAGTACATGGCACAGGCGACACAGGCGTAATGGCGCTTGCAGTTAGGACGGATACATCAGCAGCATTAGCAGGAACAACGGGTGATTATATTCCGCTGACTACGGATGCTCTTGGTAAGTTATGGGTGGCCGGATCTCAGACAGAGGATGCAGTAGCAGCATCAGGTGATAGGGGAATGTTCAATCTATCAGTTAGACAGGATACGGCATCAGCTACGGGAGCAAACGGCGATTATGTTGCAATTACTTCTGATGCGCTTGGTAAGCTTTGGACTGCTGACTGCCAAACCGAGGACGCAGTAGCAGCATCAGGCGACAGAGGCAGTTTTGTTCTAAGCGTAGCGAATACAGGCGGCACATCTTTAGCAGCTAACGGAGATTATATCGGGCAAGCAGCCGACTTAGCAGGCAGAACGCTAGTAAGTATGAGAACGCCGACAGCAACACTGTCAAACGTAGCGGGATCGGCAGCTAGTGTCACGATTCTAGCAGCTAATAGCAATAGAACAGGTGCGACAATCGTTAATGATTCAACAGCAATTCTATATCTTAAGTTTGGTGCTACGGCTTCAACATCTTCATATACAGTCAAGATGGTGGCAGATGCGTACTATGAAGTACCTTTCGGATATTCAGGCGTAATTGATGGCATTTGGGCATCAGCTACAGGCAACGCCAGAGTAACGGAGTTAACATAATATGCCTTTATATAATAACTTTGTTGATCTAGTTAGCGCTCAGACGGTAGACGGTCAAAAGACTCTAAACGGCGGCGCGATATTTAACTCAGGACTTGCGAATGTAGATTTTAACATCTCATCAGATACGATCACAAACTTCTTTCACGTCGATGCTAACGGAATGGCGGGCGTTGGCAGTATGGGGATCGGTGGCCCTGCATATGCACCGGGCGGCCCTCTGTTATGGGTTTATGGTGAAACTTGGCAATTTGTAGCTGGCAATGTAAGAACTCTAGTAGGTGAGTCAAGTTCGTTTTTCGGCGGCTTTCAGTGGATTGATGCAACTAACATTTTTCAAATGGGAAATGGTACGTTAGATCAATTTCAAGTTGATGGTAGTAGCAACGTTGTGATTAATGAGGCAGGACGCGCAGCAAATTTTAGAGTAGAAGGCGACACGAAGGCTAATCTATTCCTAATAACAGGCTCAACAGATACGATTAGCATTGACGGCACAACAAACCTAACATCCTTAACGGCATCAACACCTTTAAAGTTAGACGCATCTAAAAACATAATCAGTTCTGATATTGATCTCACCACAGATGTTACAGGAATTTTACCGCTTGCAAATGGTGGAACAGGCGCATCTTTAGCCGCTCTTACTTCTGGTACTTGGACACCGACATTAACTAATACTACTAACGTTGCAGCATCTACTGCTTATGCCGGACAATATATAAGAATCGGAAATGTAGTTTCTGGATCATTTGCCATTGATATCGATCCAACATCAGCATCTATCACAACAGAGGTTCAAGTAAGCCTGCCAGTAGCATCAAACTTTGGAGCTTTTAACGATGCATCAGGGTGTGGCTTTTGCGATTCAATCTTCGGGCTTGGCTGTTCAATTTCTGCAAGCGTACCTAACGATAGGTTAAGAGTTATTTATATTGCTGATTCGGGCGCGGGGAATAAGTCATTTTTTTGCACATTTAGTTATACAGTAATTTAAGGATAATTTAAGGATAATTTAAGGATAATTTATGACAATTACAAAAATTAATGAGAGAACAATAGAGATATCAACAACAATAAAAACGCAAATTCCGCTTGATACGCTAGTTAGAAATCGCCAATTAGTAGCTGAAAAGCTAGCTAGCATCGACGCTCAAATCGTAGAGGCTAAGGCTTTAGGCGTTAAGGAAAGCAAAGATATAGCAGCAGAAGTTGTTGTGGCACCTGTAGGTGAGTAATGACGCTCTTATTCTTTCTTAGATCATCAAATGATTACGACACAGGCAGGCCGCTTGCAGAGGATGGAGACTATGAAAGTTTAATAGAGGAAAAGCCTAAGAAAAAGCCAAGTAAGAAAGCATTAAGGGCAAGTGTTAAACTAGCAGCTAAACAAGCAATGCAAGATGAGAATAATCGAGCAAAGATTAAGTTTAAGCGAGATAGAGATGACGAAAACATTTTAATGCTATTACTACATGAGTTTGATGACTATGACGATTAGAAGCAAAATTCATATAGGTGGAGATCCTAAAGAATCAGAATGGCCTCCACGCTTTGGAACTAACGAAGCTAAGGGCTTTCATAAGGTTTACGGAGAATATTACAAGCCTAATAACTTCGGGCAGGCTCCTATAGCGATTATGGACTCAATGCCTAAAACGTATCACGAGGGTGTTTGTAGACACATTGAATCACGCAAAGAATGGGAAATGGCAGATAAGGAATCGGGCTGCATAACATTCGGATCTCAATCAGAAGCGGAAAGGCTAACAAAAAAGAGGCTTCAAGAAGAAAAGAAAGCACTAAGGGCAGACCGCAGAAAAGCAAGCTCTACAGCCTTGCAGATGCATAGGGAGAACCCAAAAGAGATGCGAGAAAAAGTAGCTAAGACTAGAGAACTTCAGGAGTCTATAGCTAACAAAGAAGGTTTAAGTAGCAGTATCGATAAAGCAGTAGAAACTTCATTAAAAAGGATAAAATAATATGTCAGATGATTTAGTCACAACAGCGCAGGGGCCGGATGATGTAATTCCTACGGAAACATCGGTAGAAGCTCCAGAAAAAAAAGAGGGTTTATCTAATCGAGAAGCCTTACAGCAGGCCATAAAAGAGCATAGGCCAGAGGTAGAATTTAAGAAATCAGAAAAGACAGAGTTAAAAGACAAAGAGCCAGCAGTTACAGCAGATATTGAGGCTCCGGCAGGGTTCAGCAAATCGGGAATAGAGGCTTGGAAAAATAAGGATATTGCAGGCATACAAAAAGAGTATAGGCGCATTCATGATTCAAGAACTCAAGAAATCTCAAGGGCGCAAGCTTCAGAAAGACAAGCAAGGGAAGAAGCGCAAAGGGAAAAGAACGATGCTCAAACATGGCGTGAACTTGGAAAAATGGCAGCTCCTTACGTAGAGGCGCAAGGTTTAAAAGGCGTAACCCCACAGCAAGCTATTATGAACGCTTTAGGGTTAATTACTGCATTTCAAAAGGCTGACCCTGCTACTGCAAAGGCAGAACTTAGGGCGCTAGGAATTGATTTAGATAAAGCTCCAGTCAATAACACAAACCAAGATCCAGAGCTTGTAGCAAAAATAGATGCTTTACAAAAGTGGAAATCTGATACAGAATCGCAATTAGAGCAACAAAAGTTTCAAGGCTTGGTTCAAACTTATGAATCAGCTTATAAAAACCTAGATGCTTTAAAAACTCGAACAGGTGACAAGGCTTTCCCTGATTTGTTAGATGAGCAGTTTTGCTCAACACAAGAAGGTAAGCAATTTCACGCAGAGTTAGGATCGCTTACTAAAGACCCCGTATTCGTAAGAGGAGTCTTTCGCAGGTTTCCCTCAGCCGACTTCACTACTGTATGCCGCGAGGCTTACATAGCAC